TGCTTACTACGGAATCACCGAGTGGCCGACTTCTTTGGGGAACGTGAGCACGCACGAGTTCGGGATTATCAACATCGCCAAACAGCGCAACGGAGGGACGGAAGAGGTGGCTTTCCGGCACAACTACTCAATGACCAAGATTGTGGATTACAAACTCTACGACAATGTGCCAAAACGGGATACCCCTTTCTGAGCGGGTTTACGAGGCGATACGGGAGGTAGAGCGGAAGAAAATTGCTGATAGGATTTTTCCGGATCATGCGCTACTGATAGACGACCTGTACGAAATACTGAATATTCCGACGATAGACATCTATTGGGCTTGTGTGGAACTGTACAACCAACACCGGATCATCGGAGGGAATACGATTAACGATAAATATTTCAAGATACTATGATTCATACAAATATAACGGCCATCAAACGCAGTGAAAAAGAGGACAGCATTCATCTGGTAGACGACGAACGGCACATGCGGGCCAGCGCATTGTTGGCCTCGATCAAAGCCAAACATGCCAAAATGCAATTTGTCCGTGTGCCGCTCCAAAATGGGAAGGGTTACCGTGAGATCGAAAAAAGCAAATATGAAAAGCTATGCGGAAAGTCAGTTACCCCAAAAATATGACCGTAGACGAGTTTAAATCGTTCAGGCATGCAGTTGCCCCACCGGGCAACCGAAAGATCAGGAATGCCCGGAAAATCGAGCGGGACGGGGTGAAGTTCGACAGTCGATTGGAGATGTACATGTACGATTTGCTGACAATGGCCGGCATCCGGTTCGAGTTTCAAAAACGCTACTGTGTACAGGAGGGGTTCCGCTATCGCGGCGCAGCGATCCGACCGGTCACCTACACCGTCGATTTTTTCCTGCCGGAACACGATACGGTGATAGACACGAAAGGTTACCGGACCCAGCAGGGCGACCTACGGATCAAGATGCTCAAAAGGCTTTTTATCGGGCGCGGTATCTCCCCACGTGTAGCACTTCCAAAAAATCAGGGCGAATGCCGGGCACTACTGGCCGAAATATCAAAGTGAAACCGCCTGAAAGCAGGCACAAAAACAAAATAATGGCAAGGCAAAAGAATATCGAGGAAATGACTACTTCCGAGGCACAAAAGGAGTTCGGCAACTTGCTGGAGCGGCTTGCCTATACCAAGTCATATCCCGATGCTTTCAGTTTATTCCTCGACTTTGCACTATTACCCTTCAACCTTGAACCGACACCAGAGGAAAAAGAGCGGTTTCAGAAGTTGACGGACGAAGATAAACGCACGCTACTCGCCATGCTCTCCTGCTTTGGGATCATTACCGATAACAACGGAGAAGGTTTTAAAGACGCGCTGGGGGATTTATTCATGGAGCATGTCAGCCACGGGAATAACGGTCAATTTTTCACTCCGGAGCCACTGTGCCAATTCATGTCTTTAGCGACGGGTGTAGATGAACTAAAACCGGGACAGTCGATGTGCGACCCTACCTGCGGATCAGGACGCATGCTTCTGGCCGCCGCAAAGATCGCAGCCGAAAAAGGCAATCGAAACATCTGGTTGTACGGTTCCGATCTCGATCTTACCTGCTGCAAAATGGCTGCTTTGAATATGCTTGTCAACTCTATGCAAGGCGAGATCGCCCACATGAACACCATTACTATGGATCATTACCAAAGCTGGCATATTCGCAAGATGCTCTCCAAAGACGGTCATTGGCTTCCATATTTCTACCTCACGGGGGCCGGACAAACCGACTTTATCACACGGTTGGATATTTCAACGAAGCGGAAAACATTTCCATCCAAACAACCGGCAATAGCCCCCCAAATGTCGGAGCAACGACAGTATAAACCGGGGGAACAGATGATGCTATTTAATTTTTAAAACCGTCCCGTCCGGGGCACAGAATGAAGAGAGATGAAAAGCAAACGAGCAGAAGAATTTATCAATAACAGCTCTGAGCTGATTGACGGCCTAGAGTGGATGATTGACACATCAACAGCCCGTCGAGCCGTCGAGCTTGCCGAGCAGGACGCAGAAGAGCGGCATAAGGAAGCGATTGAAGAGGTGAAAAAACGGGCGGTGCGGGCTCATATAGAATCGTGTTACAGTGTAGTGCCATCAGATTGCGATGTGAAGTTATGTACGGAATGTAAGAGAACGAATTATTTCATTCAAAAACTCAACGAGCGATGACCTTCACTACCCCCTGCTTTGTTCGGGTTGAGAATCCGGAGAAGCGAAAAGAGTTGATCGAGTGGTTAAATAACATAGGGCGGAGACCGACATCATATTCAGAATCAGATCGCTCTCCGTGGTTTACTGCCTATGCGACGGGAAGATTCTGCCAGACTAATGGATTTCACATGCACCCGGAAATGGCTCAAAAGAATGGATATATAAACTGCGGCAAAAACATCGAGCTGTTCAAAGCCCTGGCGGCGATGAATGACGAAAACGACCAGGAGCAGTGGTATGCATACACAGAGTATCCGACCAATGAGGGTAAAAACGGTGTTCGGAAGTTTGTTTTCAATGAGCCTGCGCGATTCGATTCTTTTGTAGACGTGCCATCAGGTTATTACCGCAAAGCCACCGTCGAAGAGATTGTCGAATACTTCAAAAATAAAGAGCGATGAAAACACTTGAACTGAAAGATATTTGCGGGTATTTATCAGGCCGGATTTTAGGCAAACACCCCGAAGGTGATATATGTTGGATTGATCTTGCTTTTGTCGCAAAACAAGGGATTGAATTGTGCAATTATCGCCCTGTTCTCCACCCGATGTCCGACCTCACCAAAGGGGTCATCCACAGAGGAGAAAAGTTTGTGCCGCTTTTAGCATTAGATAAATTAAATTGTTTCCCTATATCTGATGCAGACAAGGCGTTAAGGTACTACGACAAACTCAATGAATGGATGTTTGACTACCGGGGCCTGATCTCCGCCGGACTGGCAGTCGACGTGAATACCTTACCTGAAAATCCTTACGAGCTATGAAAACAATAAAGATAAACGATCCGCAGCCGGTAGCATGCATTATGTGCGGTGGTTTCTATGGGTACGAATACTCGGATTTGTACAGACTACATTACATGTCTGTTCATAAAGCTTCCGGAGAATACGAACGAGGGGAATACTCGTCAGGCAGGTTGATACATAAAGCCAAATCAGCTTTTTGTGCTAATTGTGGCGCAAAACTACCATTCAAATTAATTCGTGAAGATTCAGAAACCGTATGAAAACACCCCAAGAAGCGGCCAGAGAGTATGCCAACGACAATGGATTTATGCTTGATGAATGGTATGATATACATAATGCTTTCCTTGCCGGGGCAGCCTTTACCACCCGCTGGATCAACGTGGAGGATGGGCTGCCGGAGAACGGACAAGTCGTCTTGTGTAAGCGAGATCACAAAGACCCGGACGAGATCGAATACTTCGCGGCTCAGTATGTAGATGATATGTTTTACATCAACAATGAAGATACTTTGGAAGAAGGTGACGAGCCGACCCACTGGCGTCCCATCGAACGAGTAAAGGAGTAAGAAGATGAAGCCGATTTTATTGATTGTTATTGGTATTGTAGCGCTTGTAGGCAGTTATTTCCTCGGCCAACAGTCAACCGTCGAAGTCTCAGAAGGCATGAAACTTTGGTTTGGGTCCTTGTGCTTCGTCGGAACAATAAGTGGCCTTTTTATGCTTGCAATAGGAATGCTTGAAGTATTTGATGATTAACCCGCCTTCGGGCATAACAGGAGAAGATGATGAAACCGCAATTTAAAGGCACGCCGGGACCGTGGAAGATTTGTTGTTATGGGCATGAGCATAAAGAGCTGGTAATAGAAAAAGATAAGAAACCCGAAACAAGAGTCGCCAATGTCGCTATACAGAAAATATTCAAGTCGTTGCCCAACGCTCGTCTTATCGCCGCCGCCCCGGAACTGCTGGAAGCCTTGCAGAAAACCAACGATCTACTCAAAGACTTGGACAACACGCACACCGGGGATAGTAGGTATGCTGACTTCGCGATTCAGTACTCGGAAAACAGAAAGTTGATTGAAAAAGCATTGGGAATATGAGCACAACAGTCGAAATGTGGGCGGTGTTTGATCCGGAAGGGGATTTGATTGTCTGGACTACACGCACTCAAATTTACAATAGTCAAGAGTCTTTTTTAAAGAATGCATTTTGGCCTTTTGGTGGACATATACATTCCATTGATTGGCCTAAGTATGAGAAACAAGGTTACACCTGCCGCCCTGTGAGGGTGACGATTGAAGAACTGCCGCAAGGCGAAAAATAACGAAAATATGGGATCATTCATTTGCAAGCAGCCTAACGGTTTGTATTGCCGCTTTTCTACCGTTGTAGACACGATTACGGACTATAATATGACTGCAGAGGATTATATCGAGATGTGTGCGGAACGTGCCAGGAAGGAAGCCCGCGACGTGTTGCAAAACCATTGCTATTCCTTTGAATGGGTAAAAGAACACTTTATACCGACCAATATGTCAAGGTCTGAATTTGGCTGTATCGTAGACGAAATGCAACAACCGATAAAGCGCTAAGACTATGCGAGATATACTTTTCAGAGGCAAGCGCCTCGATAATGGAGAATGGGTAGAGGGCGACTATTTCCGTAAATACATATACGACAGGTATGATAACGGTTCTCTACACTATCTCATAGGTTGGCAGGTGACGGATAATGACGGAGAGAAGTTTAATGACTACGAAGATGTCGATCCGGACACCGTCGGCCAGTACACAGGGATGAAAGACAAGAACGGAAAAAAGATTTTCGAGGGGGATATAATGTCACTTGTAACTGAATTTGGCGATACTATAATACGTGAAATACGGTTTATCGATGGGGCTTTTTGTGTGATCGGAGAGCAAGAAGATGACCTGCACGGGCTAAGTTGGGCCGTAGAAATGTGTGATGGAATAGTTGGTGATAACATCCACGACAACCCCGATCTGCTGAAATAAAAACGGAGGGCGTCCGCCTCGCCCTCCTACCTTAGAAACTACTAACCTAAAATCCCGACTATGAAATCATAGGATAGTGCAAATATAACAAAAACCTGAAATATGAAAAGAACCTTACTTTATTTTCTTCTTGCCTTTATAGCCGTGATTCTTGCCGCCTGTGAGCTCAACAAGACCAAGCCAGGCAAGATCATCTTCGACCGTGTCCCCTTCGTCTATGCCACGATAAACGGTCAACGGGAGCTATTCTTAATAGATACCGGAGCGTCTACCTCCATGCTGGATAAAAAGCTCTGTGACGAAGTGAAAATCTACTACATGTCCACCGGCCTGGAAGTAATCGGCGTAGACGGAACCTCGATCCCTCTAAAGACCACCGGAAGAATCCCGTTCACGCTCGACAGCATCCCGTATTCGGCCAGCTTCGCGGTACAGGACATGACCAGTCTGCGGAGGGCCACGGGAAAGAACGTAAGAGGGTTGATCGGCTCGGATGTGCTGGGATTTTACCGGTTGACGGTGGATTTTAACAAATGTGAGTTGAGATGATTACTGAGACTATCATTAATGAAGTTGCCCGCAAGGTTGAAGCGGTAACCGGATTTTCCCTCGAAGAGATTAGGAGTAAAAGCAGGTACTGTCCGCTCGTTCGGGCCAGGGTTATTCTCGCATACGAATTAAGGCGGTGGAACCTGACGTATATCGAAATAGCTAACGCGATAAACAGGAATCATTCAACATTGACGCATTATCTTACAGTCTATAGGGATAAATACGATGCCGATCCCGTATTTCGTAAGATGGCAAATTGTTCTAAAGGTAGACAAACCCTATAAGGGAAACAGTAATAAATACGGTTGAAATTGGATTAAAAGTAGAATTGTCTAATGAAGGCGGTCAGAGCAAGAATTAAAAAATACAAAAAGTAGTCGGATGGGTGCAAGTTTTGATAATTACGTGTCTGAACGATACGATGATTGGGTAGCTTACGCAGAGGCATTATGCCTAAAATACGGGGTGAAACTGGAAGCGCGGGAGGTCGTAAACGAATCCTTCCGCGTACTGCTTGAGCGCAATGGGGCCAAACTCGACCGACTGATAGCCGCAAGACCGGGGCGTAAACCGGTAGCCGAATTTATGATGAAGCGAATTATCCGATTTCGTGTGTCATCCCCTCGATCAAGCATTCGGTATAGGCCAGGTCAAAAATTCACGTCCGAATCTTCGGAAGAAACACCGGAAACATTCTCCGATACGAATGTAGATTATTCAGATTTTATGCGGTCTATTTTGGAGCAGGTACCGTTTACCGATCTCGA